CTAATAAAAATCGACACTGAGGATCTTTACTTTCCCTTCTTTTTTCTCAAACTTAATCCTTTCTATTAGCTCCTGAACGTACTCCCTTTTTTCTTCATTAGTTAAAACATTCCAATTTTCTTTAAACATTACAATTAGTTTTTTTACCTTTTCAATATCAACGGGGGTTTTTGGGATGGCGGCACCTTGCTTTTTTTGCAGCTCTGCATTAGCTTGTTCAAGTGCCGTTTTTGTTTCATTCATGAGTTGTTCAAATTCATTATCCGTTATCAAATCTTTTGACCATGCTTTTTGATATTTTTTTCGTTGGTTTTCAATTTTTATTATTTTCTGATGCAACTTTTCGAAATCCTGGTTACTTTTACATTGCTTTGGAAAATCAGGTTCTCTTTTAAAACTAACTTGCTCCATATAGTTTATAAAAGCTTTTTCAAATTTCTTCTCGCTTACTCCTATTGCCGGCCTTTTATTTAGTGTACACGCTTGGCACCTATAATGATTACTTTCTACGTTCTTATTGTCTTTTTTTCTAAAATATATTGAACGTTCGCACGTTAAGCGGTTACCGCAATTCGGGCATATAATTTTTGATTGGAAAATAAAAATAGATGTGGTTTCTCTTTTTTTGAAATTTTGCCTATCATGTAAAATGGTTTGTAGTAGTTTGAATTCTACTTTTGTTATATACCCCTCAAAAGCATCCTCAATTATTTCATCATTCCATCTAAGAGCACCATACAAGGCAGGGTTTTTTAAAATAACTAAGATTGATGCAATGTGCCATTTGTAACCTCTTGTGGGTTGATATTCAGAGTTATCAAGGTAATCAGCCAATTTTCTAATTGAGTAACCTTCTTTTATTTTCTCTATCATTTCTAAAATGACAGCGCCTTGTTCTGGATTTTTGATTAATGTGTTTCCTTCTTTTTTCCATCCATAAGGGGCAGGCGCACTAAATTGTCCCTGTCTGGCCTTTTCTATTTGCCCCATTCGAACCCGTTCGCCGAGGTTCTCACGTTCCCATTGCGCCATGGCAGCAACTAAAGTAATAAAGAGCCGCCCAGTTGCTGATCCTGTATCATATACTTCTGTCGCTGACCGGAAAACAGCATTATATTTATCAAAGTAGTCAAGAAGAGAATAGAGGTCACGCACTGATCGAGTTAAACGGTCTAGCCTATACACTAAGACGGTATCAATGATTCCCTGCTCGATATGTCTTAACATTAATTCTAAGGAAGGTCTATTAATATCTTTTGCTGATTTTCCTTCGTCTGTATAAAACTTATAATTCGTCCAGCCTTGCGATATGCAATAAGCTTTAAGTTTTTCCCCTTGGGCTGGAATTGAATAGCCCTCCCTTGCTTGTTCCTCAGTTGAAACCCTGATATAAATCCCGATGCTTTTTCTTTCATTTTCATTTTTCAGATTCATAATGTAGCTCCTTAGCAAACGTATGTTCTGTTTTAGGGTTAAAAATTTTTAAGGTTGGAAACATCTTTTAAATGAGCAACCTCACAGGGGATGCCGTTTATTGCAGCGATATCTTTTAAAGTAAGTGAAGTGCCCCTGTGTTGTTCGATAGCCCAATCCGGGAGTAAAAGTTCAACAGCAAACGTATTTGCCTCAATTTCAATTTTATCAATTGAAAAAAAAGTACGCTTTCTCATAAATGGTGTATTGGAATGTGGGTGCAATTGTGAATGTCCAAGTTCGTGAGCGCATACAAATATTTTTTGACTTGAATTTAGGTTTGAATTTATAACGATGTATTTATTTCTCCTGTCGTATTTATAAAATCCTTGTATCTCGTGGTGTAGATTCCAAGGTATAACGTTGACATTTAGATATGAGGCAAGCTCAAAGGGGTTGCTAGTTTTATACTTTGAAATCAGTTTATTCACAGTTGACTTAATCAAAGGTGAAAGCCTCCTATTCTTGATTGTCTTCTCTATACTTTTTGGGTGTATATTTTTTGTTAATTCTTTGTGTCTGCCGAACGACATGCTCCATGGCTTCCATAAGAGACTCAATAGCCTCCTGACTCATGGGTTCTCCTGAAAAACTAAGACCGTCCGTATTCTCTAAATCTTTTCTTATAGCCTCCATTCGTTTTGCAATATCTTTTTCAGCTTTCGTTTCGTAAGGTGTGGGTTCTTCTTTAACTAAGTCACCATCTGCGACTATTTCAGTCACATTAATATTTAAAGCAGCAGCAAGACGTTCAATAGTGGTTAAACTCGGTTTGTATCTATCCCTTTCGATATCAGCAAGATACGATCTTGACATATTTGCGAGTTCGGCAAGCTCGACCTGGGTTAATTTTGATTTTTTCCTCAGTGCTTTAATTTTCTGCCCTACACTTGTCATATCTTTGAGCTCCTTTAATAAATTATTGTCGTGACGTGTCGTGTACCATAGCCTTTCTAACTTCCTGAGAGTAATTATATTCTCAAAATGTCGGAAATACAATACTTAAAATGACGGAAATACAAGTAATTTTCAGCAAAATGACGGAAATACAAGTATATATCTCACTGAATCTTTAAAATACTTGAATTTCGCCAAATTTCGACTTTTACATAATGTCGTGAATGCCGTACAATTTGATCATACCTTAACGGGGGGTGAAAAAATGTTAGATAAGAAAAATCTTGGCTATTCCATTAAGAGTAAGCGAAAAGAGAAGAACATGAATCAGTCAGAGTTAGCAAGCTTGACGGGACTTTCTAGGACTTATATTTCCGACATTGAAAACGGAAGATATTTGCCCGGAACTAATTCTCTTTCGAAAATAGCTATTTGCATTGATCTTGATTTAAATGTATTAAAAATGACGGAAATACAAGTTGTTGAGGAGGAATTGCATGATAGAACTACCAGCACATGTTGAGGATAGGATTTTTCAATTCTTTATGAAATATTCTATCCCTCGGCTTCTTGAAATGGAAGAAGAGAAGGAGAAAGGGGAAATGTTAGATGAGAAAAGAAAAGGCGCTTAAACTCGCTGCTTTCTTCGCTGAATTTGAACAATTAATGATTAAAAAAAATCGGCCACACATCGGCAATTACTGTAAAGAACAAATGGTTAAGTATTGTGCTGTTTATTTAAATGCGGAATAAAAGGAGTCAAGTTATGAACTTAAACGAGTTTTTAAAAACTGATCGCGAAAATGCGGAAAGAAAAATCAAGTCAATGGAATCTCTTTTACACGACATGATCCCGGATGCTCTTCAAGATAATGACTTCGACGGCTGTTTAGAAATTATTGAAACTTTAAAGCAGCATTGCGAAGACCTCAAACGGATGCACCAACAGGCACCAGTCACACAATTACATGAAATCGCGTCCCAGTTTTCATCAAGAGGGATAGATGTTTCGGTTGTGCAAAGGGGGCTGACAAGTGAATACATCTAATTCAGTTTCGCCAGAAATCACCAATATATGGCCGGAAGATGAAAAGTCGAGAGATTTAATAGCAATTTTAAATGAATATGGCCCGCTCTTCATTTTTCCAAAGAATGCTGCAGACAACCGAGGGGAAAAAGTGGAGATCATCGAAAGGGCAAAATCAATTTCTGGTAAAGTCCTCATGGAATTTACCCAAAACGGAACTGATTATTGTATCCAGTGGTGCCGAGCTTCCGAGCAGGAAATTATAAAAGTTAGGCAACGTGAACTAAAGAAAATGGAGGAAGCAGCATGCAATTAAATTTAATCGAATCAAACGGGCAATATCTTGCCGACAGTCGGGATGTTGCGGAAATGGTGGGGAAAAATCATTTCCATCTTACGAGAGATATTGAGGGCTACATAAAGGTGATTGAGGAAAATCCAAAATTGGATTCTCAAACATTTTTCATCCCTAGCACATATCTGACAAAACAGAACAAGGCAGCCAAGCATTATTTAATTACAAAACAAGGGTGTGAAATGGTCGCCAACAAAATGACAGGGGAAAAAGGCATACTGTTTACCGCTGCTTACGTGGATCAATTCAATCAGATGGAGCGGCACTTGCAAAATGATTACTCACAGTTAAGCCCGCAGCTTCAGCAGATGATACGTCTTGAACAAAAGCAAAATGAACACGATAAGCGATTGAACCAACTTGAAAACAATTGGCAAATTGATTCTTTTCAGCAAAATGTAATTCAGAAGCAGATACGTAAGCGTGTTTATGAAATCCGTGACAATTACGACAACAGCGAGACAGGCACACGCCGATTGTTTGCAGGCATTCACCGCAATTTTAGAGACGCGTTCTCCGTGCCGTCGTACAGGGATTTACGCAAACTTGATTTTGAGGACGCTAAAGCATGGATTAAATCATGGAGACCGCTATTTTAGGAGGAATGGAAAATGAATACATTTGAGTTTTATAGTCGAGTTAAAGCATTAAAAGTGGAAGTGAACCATGTTTCTACAGAGTTTCAAGCCTTTATCCTGAATGCAAATAAAGCCCTTCAAGATGGCCTGGATAGAATAGCAGAATCTAATTTAATGCATCTGTTTGCCGGCGCATCAGAGGGGGATATTCCTGAGGAGGTTCTTCAAGCACTGAGTGAATTTTTCAACGTAGATAAAATTATGGCCGTTACAAAATATAGCCCCTATAACACCATGGTTTGGGTTAAGCGACTGCAGCGTAAAATAAACGCTTGGAACAAACTCACTTTAAAGTATCATAAGCGTCTTTGGGCCATATTGAACGAGATTGAGAGCTTAGAAACCTACCAAGCCATGGGGAATAAATGGCGGGCTGAGGTGAACGAAATTAAGCAAGAAATTAAAACAGCTTTAAATTATAGAATCTCGTGTCAAGAGAAACTAGAAAAATATCTATTTATGTCAGTAGGTTACTGGAAAATGAAAAAGAACGATTTTTTGTCTCTTCTATCTATTGATCACAGTAAAGAAAGAGCGGCTGAAATGAGAAAGATAATTGATGATCTGCCGGCCGAAATTGATTCTGACAGACTTTTAGTTGAGGTTGTCACTAAAAATATAGAAGCCCCCGAAGATGACGTTTACTTTGATATTTTCTTTGCTGGTGTCATGGAACGTATTAAAAATGGGGAGATTGATACGTTGAGAATGTTTCAAGAGGTTATAAAAGAGCCGATCCCCGTGTATAAAGCCGTAAAAGATGAATACGGCCGCGTTGTCTCAATGGAGCGGGATCGGCCAAACCTTACATTACTGTAGAAGAAGGTAAAGCTGGTCAAGGAGAGTGCTGCAACACTTTTTCTTGACTGGCTTGAATAGAAAATATCACGCTTCTTTAAAAAAATCAATTCGATATTTCAAATATATGCCATGAAAAGGGGAAGAATTATGAAATTAATGGGTACGCCTACAAAAATAGCTGCTATTGGTGAACAGGTCGGAGCGGATAAAGATAAAACTATGACATGCGGGCAGTATTACGATGCTGGAATGGTTACGATGCTTAAATTGATTGCAACAAAAGACCTCCATGAGCCGGTAAATGATGGAGAAGAGAAAATCGAATGGTCTAAAAAAACATGCAAGGCCAATGAACGAACGAATGAGCTTTTTTCCATGTTAAGCAAGAAACTGCCTGCAGATTCAAAGCGGCTATTACAGGACTTTGACGAGGTTTATTCATGCAAAAGCGCGTTTGAGACAGAGGATGCTTTCATATCAGGGTTTATAGCTGGCTTCCGCTATCTCATGGGAGAAGTAGCATATAGTGACGAATTGAATTTTTACAAGTAAAGGTGAGTTAAATGATTGGTTGGATAAAGCTTCATAGGAGTGTTCAAGATCACTGGATATACCAAGAAAAAAGAAAGTTTTCTAAATATGAAGCTTGGCTCGATTTACTTATGATGGCCAGTCATAAAGATAATAAATTCGTGTTAGGAAATGAGCTTTATGATCTTAAAAGAGGGGAATTTATTTCATCTATTCGTAAGCTTGGCGAACGTTGGTCATGGTCAAATACAAAAGTGACGCAGTTTCTTGATCTGTTAAAGAAGGATGAAATGATTGATTTTAAAAAAGACACTAAAAAAACGCTTATAACCATTGTCAATTATGGGGTTTACCATGATTCCGATGAAGAAAAAAAGACAGTGATCGAACACAAAAACGACACGAAAGCGACACAAAAACACACAATCAAGAATGATAAGAATGTAAAGAATGAAAAGAATATAAAACCTTCTCGTCTCAAATATGAAATTTGCGACATGGAGAACGCGGAATATTTGTTTAAAGAAATCCAAAACAATAACCCGGATGCTAAAAAACCGAATCTTGAAAAATGGGCGAATGAATTTAGATTGATCCGCGAGCGAGACAAACGCACAGATCAGCAGATTAAATATTTAATCAATTGGTCACAACAAGATAGCTTTTGGAAAACCAATATACTTAGTCCGGCCAGTCTTAGAAAACAGTTTGATAGGCTTGTCACCAAAATTAAAAGTGATAAAGAGCAGAAAAGGGCAAACAAGGCACCGCAGTTAAACGTAGAGGAGTTTGATTTGGATGATTAAAAAACAAACTTTTGAAATCATGGCGCTCATAAAACAATACTTTGAGCATTTCGAGATAACGCAGGATAAAGTTGATTCGTGGCATGAGCTGTTACAGGATGCTGATTACGAACAAGTGCGTGACAATCTCATTCGTTTTTGTAAACGGAGCAAGTTTCCGCCCAAGGTTGCTGACTTGCTGAATGAAAAAAACGTCATCGTTGATCGGATCAATGCGATACCGTCCATAGAAGAGACAAAAGACTACCTTTCAAAATTATCCGCTCCCGTTGAGCAAACGGAAGAGGAACGGGCATTAATTGAAAAGTCAAAAGCGGAAATTAGAAAAATCTTGGGAATCGGTGATTGACATGAACGCAAATACTTTTCTATACAACACAGATGCGGAGCAAACCTTTTTAGGAGCGCTCCTTCTTAACCCTGATTTATTAAAAGACTGTACCACAAAGCCGCTGCACTTATCCCAAGTCAAGCATAGAAACCTATTATCCGCGATGTTAGAGCTGGACACAAAAGGGACGCCAATAGACTTGGTTTCGATTACGGAACATATCGGCCGGGACAACTTAGGGAGCGTCGGGGGTCATCAGTATTTGGCGGCGTTGGCTTCTTCTGTCCCGACTACTGCAAACATTGGATTCTATGAAAAAATCATTTTTGAGTATTGGCAAAGGCGGGAAATGGGCAAAATTGCGGAAGAAATTAAAAAGAATTCAGCAAATGACGATCCGTCCGCTGTCATTCAATCTACTATATCCGATTTAATGCGCTTAGAAGACGCCACAGGCGACGAAGAGGACGGGGCAATACAAAATGACCTGTTAGACATTTACGAAGAGCTATCGGAGCCTAAAGGGGAAATAACGGGTATGCGGAGCGGCTTCACGGAATTAGATCGAATGACGTCAGGTTTTCAAAAGCAAGAATTAGTGATAATAGCCGCGCGTCCGTCTGTAGGGAAAACCGCGTTTTGTCTAAACGTTGCTCAGAATTTCATGGCAAGCCCTCTAAATAATTATAAAGGTGGGGCTGTAGCTATTTTCTCCCTTGAAATGTCACGAAAGCAGCTCCTAAAAAGAATGGCGTCAAGCCTTGGAAATATTGATGCTCATGCGATGCGTACCGGTAATTTAACGGCGAATGACTGGAACAAGCTTTCACAAGCAAACGGGGTTCTTGGCTCCGCTGATCTCAGGATTTTTGACCGCCCAGGCGTTACAGTTAACGAAATATGGTCAAAGGTCAGAAAAATGAAACGTGAATTTGCTGGAAAAGATATTTTGATCATTATTGATTATCTGCAGCTTATTTCAGGATCGGCAAAACATAGGGGTAACAGAACGCAGGAAATAAGCGAAATAAGCCGCATGTTAAAACACATGGCCCGCGAGTTGGATATTTGCGTTATTGCCCTCAGTCAGCTTTCACGGGGCGTTGAACAGCGGCAGGATAAACGACCGATGATGTCAGACATAAGAGAATCGGGACAAATTGAGCAGGACGCGGATGTCATTGGGTTTCTTTATCGGGATGATTATTACGACAAGGAAAGCGAGAACAAAAATATTATTGAGATCATTATAGCCAAGCAGCGAAACGGCCCGGTCGGAACTGTTTCACTGGCGTTCATCAAAGAGTACGGACTTTTTGTCAACTTGGAGCGGCGCTTTGACGATTAGAGAATGGTATGAAGCAGCGCTCCGCCATAATTATTATTCCCTTATCCTGCTGATCGAATTTTTGGTGTACGAGAAAAAAACGGTACGGCTGCAGGATTCGGAAGAGGCGCTGAATTTTTACTTGCAAGAGAAGTTTAAAGACAGGATGAACGCTCATTTGCTTGCTTACGAGCGGCAAAAGCAAAAAGGGAAACCGGTATTTCAAAATTAAAAATAAGAACCGATAGAAACGAACGTTTCGGGATCCAATTGGATTTATATATTCGGGTTTTGTGATAGCAGCATGGGGAGGAAACAATAGAGTGAGTAACTTTTTTGAGGAATCGGTAAAGAGATTGACAACGGAGGGGTTGTATTTACTACTTACGGATATTAAACAAAGGATTGGGGATGCTCTTTTATCTGAAAATCAATCCTATTTACAGCAACAACAGCAAAGAGCGGATATTGTCAAAAAGGAAATGGACAGCCGCGCTGCTGCCAGTAAAAATAAATAAATCGAAAGGAAGGCAACCATTTGAGACTAATTAAATTAGATTCTATAATAGAGAAAGATAAACTTATAATTGACATGGCAAAGCATGAAAATTTTGCTGTCATTGTTTCAAATGGGGAAGCAAAAATGACGCCGCTTCCTGAGCATGGAGAAACAAAAATTGTCACGAGTAAAGGAAAAGTAACCCGCGTTAAGTGGGATGAAGGCGAATTATTCAACTGAATAAGTCCAAGACGGAAAGCCTGCGGACACTGATCATTGTACAGATTTACTGTGCTCTGATTGGTGTCCGTTTTTTGTTTTTCGGAAGCGCCAGCAAAGAAATGCTGATATAAACGCATAAGGCTCAATCTGAGGGCTTTTCCCCACTTCTGGGGAAAAGGGGTTTGCGAAGGCTGAAACGAGCCGAGAGCGGCGTATTTAAGGGGAAATAACAGGAGGAAACATATGCAAGATTTAATCATTGAATATAAAAGCGCATTAAAAGATGTCAAAAAGATGTACCGGCAGTTATCGGCGGTTGCTGATAGTCTATTAACGGCTGAACAAAAAAGCGATAAAAAGATCATTGGCGGCATGATAAGCGACATTGAATATACAATCGAATGGCTGCAGAATGGGAGACAACCCGGTGCCCGCCGTGGTGCTGATCGTAGGGATGTATATAAAAGAACGATCCTATCTGATCCGCGTTTGATTGATGCGCTGCCGGAAGAGTATGCCATCATTCAGGAGCCTGATGGAGAGGTAAGCGATTGGGACAGGGAAAGAATAGAGGATGCCTTGTCTGTACTTACAGACCGAGAGAAAGACATTTTTATTATGCATGCTGTGCAAAATATGTCCTTTGAAGAAATAGCTGCTTTACTCAATATAAAAAAAGGAACCGTTCAGAAGAATATTGAACGATCCCGCTTGAAGATGAAAAATAGAGCAAATGACAGCCTTTTTTGTTTAACTTAAACAGGCTGTCTTTTTTTATGATGATCTTTTGTTCATGCCGAGCCGCTCACGTAATGCAAATTGAAGAAGCTGTGAAAAGTTTACGCCTTCTTTTTCCGCTGCCTCTGCAAGCCATTTTGGTACAGTAAGTGTCTTTTTCACCGCTTTGTTTTCCATTTCATCACGCACAATATCCGTCCAGGCGCTTATCATAACCACAAAACCAGTTGCCGGCACTTCAATATCGTTTGGGGCTGATGGGGAAGGGATATTGTCGCCGTCCTCTTCCATTCCGTATAAAAAGCCTTCAAGCGCATCTTTCGCCATGCTCATAGCATCTTCCACGTTCTCACCTTCTGAAATGCAGCCGGGTAGATCGGGGAATGTAATTGTATAGCCGTCGCTTCCGTCTTCTCCTGCATCAAAAATCGCCGGAAATAAATACTTTGCCATATATATAAAACCTCCTTACAAGGGGGCTATTTAAGCCCCGCCTGTTTAAGTATAGAATTTAGTGTGCCGGGTTTGAAGTCCTTTTTTGGATGTGGGACTGTTACCGTGCCCGGTTTGGCTGGGTGTTTGAAGTGGTGATGACTACCAACAACCCGCTTTAAATACCACCCATCTTTTGTAAGTATCTTTATGATATCTCTTGAAGACTTCATGTTTCCCTCCCTTCACATATATTATAACACGTATTATTTATACGTGTCGATACTTATTTTTGAAAAAAAGCATTTTTTGTCTTACGGTTGAGTCTAATTTATGAAAGGAACTTTTGTTCGACAAATTTCGCAAATGGTTCCATTGTCACTCTCTTTTGCCGATAATAAAGGGGTGAAGGAGGATTAAACAATGGATTTTAGAGACATGATGGCTGAAAAATATCTTAATGAAGAAAAAAAGGAATGTACTTTATATCATTACACTAACATATATGGACTAGAAGGGATTTTAGATAACAGGGAGTTTTGGGTATCACATTCTGATTTTTTGAATGATAAAACTGAATTAAAATATACTCTCGAGATCTGTGAGAGTTTATTACAGGATAAGTTGAAATATAATGAGTTAAAAGATAAAATACTTGATAAATTTGATACTGTATTAAAACTTATGAATGATCACTTAATTTATATATTGTCCCTCTCAAATAATGGGGATTCAAATTTATTATGGTCAAATTATTCAAATAATGATGGATACAATATTGCTTTCAGTTTTCGGGCCATAATTGATGATTTTGAGTTTAATCAAAGTTATAGTGATTATTATTTATATCATTCAAGTGTTATTTATGAAAAAGAGCATCAAATTAAAGCAATTTCTGAAGTAATTGATTATTTTATTGAGTTAGCTGAAAAGGACATTCTTTTTGATAGAATCAATGATGATTACATAGTTGGCGTTGCTGATATAATAAGGACCATTCAGTTGTTTTCTATATTTTTTAAAGATAATTGTTTCAGTCAGGAAGAAGAGTATAGAATTGCGATCGTTCCATATTTGAGTAAGAAAATTCAATATGATTGTAGAATTTCAAATGGAACATTCATACCTTTTATTAAACTTGGTTTTCATAAAAATCGTGTGAAAGGGATAACAATAGGACCTAAAAATAATATGGATATAACTCTGGAAGGTCTAGTTCAATTTCTAAACCTGCATGAATACAACCATATTTCGAAAGACTCTATAAGGTATTCATGTATTCCTTATAGATATTAAGCACCTTATTAAGGTGCTTTTTTATATTCTCTGTAAACTGTTTCCGGTAAATCGTTCGACAAATTTCGTAAACTGTTCCTTTGTCAGTATCATTCACCGATAATAATCTGGGAGGTGAATGACATAGACATTATTTCATGGATTCCAGAAAATCTTAGACCAGCCACTTTAACTGCAACTACCACATTATTAGGTGCATTTGTGGGAGCGTGTGTTGCTCAGTTTTTTTCACACCGTCTGACATTAAAAAGAGAAAGAAAGAATAGTGAAAGAGTAGTTTATAATGAATTGTTTGCTCCAATTTTATTGGAAATATATATGTATTATGACTATCAAACAGCTTTTAGAAAAGACCATTTTAAAGGTGAAGTAATACAAATATGGGAGAAAGAGAATCAATTGGAGAAAATAAATGATCATATAGGAAATAATCTTAAATTTGCTTCTCCAAAGATTATAAGAGCATACAACGCTGTATTGAGATATGAAGTTATGGAGGATATAGCTGGTATTGGTAAAGATCAAGAACAATTAGCTCTTATAGAAGAATTATTGAATGAATTATTGAGAATTGCACCATTTGATAACGAATCTAAAAAAGAACTTTCTAAATATAGGACATATTATTTTCTATTTAGAATGTTAACAAATTATTTTCATAGTATCGAAGATGCTAAAACGATTTTGACGAATGATTTTTATTTCCAAAACAGCAAATTATCAAGTAACAGAATATATAAAAGACTTTTATCAAATACGAATCTGAGATACAAAAAGAGATATGTACAAACCTTGTTCAGATACAAGAACGAGGAGGATTATTTTATAAAAGTTCTAGCACGAAAAAAGGATCGTAAACCACTTCAAATAATAATGAAGAGGGTGCAAGGAGAGAAATGAAGGAGCAAGAGGATTACCCGTTCCAGGGGAATCGTTAGACAAATTTCGCCAATGGTTTTTTGTTAGAATCTCTTGCCAATTTAAGAAGTTAATTTGTAGGAGGACTCAAGTGATAATCTTAAAGAAAATAATTTCTATCTTATGGGCTGGTATAAAAAAGTTTTTTGAATTTTTGTTTATACCATCTCGGAATTATTCAGTTAAATATGCTCAATATCTTTTATGGGAATTTGCAATAGGAATAGGTTTAGCTATTATATTTAAACAAAACAGAGAACTAATAATACAATATACAGTATTTTTGTTCATGAATTTATTAATATTTTCATGTTTATTTTGGCTCCTTACTTTTTTGTATAAATGGCGATATAGAAAAAGCAGGGCTTTTGAAAGAGATCTAAAATATGAAGGATTTTTACATGATTGTTCTGATATAAATGACGTTATATCAGAAGTTGATAATCTCAAAGAATCAATTAATGATTGGGCTGGAACCGACAAGCACACAGCCTTACAAAAAGTTAAAACATTAAGAATATATTATAAGTCTAGTACTACCAAAAAAGCAGAAGATTTTTTAACTAACACATCCATTGGAGTGATTTTAGGGTTAATATCGGGTTTAATTCTGAAACCAGAGGTAATGGATACTATAAAAAGTATATATGGGGATACATTCAACCTTATTAGTAATGCTATTATTAATTACATTAACGCAATAACTCTACTCATCATAGGTCTGATGATAGCAAGTAAGATATTAATAGAAACTCACAGATTGACGAGATCTGCCCAACTGTACGAGGAAGTACTGGAAAGTGTGGTGACAGAACTTGAAGAAAAAATAAAAAATGAAAATAGTCTTGGCGCCTAAACTGGCGCTGAGGCTATTCACTTTAAGTTGGGCATCTATCTTAGATGCTTTTTTATATTCTCTGTAAACTGAATCCGGTAAATCTCAGGGAGAACTATTGGCGGTTAACGGTCTGAGTACGGGGGCAGTTTAGAAAGAATATGATTGGAGGGATTACATGAAAACAATTAGTCAAGCCTTTGAGGAATTAGGAAAGAATGTGAGGTGTGCGGCTGAAAGGATGCCAACACCCAAGCCGCTATCCACAGAAGGTTTTATTATGTTGAGTGAAGGAGATAGAGCATGGAAACAATTTATGCGCACCCATTTGAGACGTCATGGTTTATTGCGCTCACGTTCTTCTGTTTATCGTGTGTAGTCTGTTCGGGTAAATCGGAAAAGGAATAAGCATGGCAAGGCAACGTGACGAATTAGACAAAATCTATAATACGGCACGCTGGAAGCGAGTGAGGAAAGTCGTTCTGATAAGGGACGGCTATTTGTGCTGTGAGTGCCGTCGTCGTGGATTGATAACAGAAGCAAATACGGTTCACCATATCATCGCATTAAGGGATGATCCAAGCCGGGCGTTTGATCTTGATAATCTTGAAACGATCTGTTTAGAGTGCCACAACAGGGAGCATCCAGAACGTAGTGGCGGGGAGAAGAAGAAAAAACGAAGCGAAAATGTTTTCAAATTCTACGGGAACAACGAAATAAGTTAAAAAAACGCTGAAACATACCCCCCTACCCTTTAAACATGGGGCAATGCGCTTTTCAAACAACGGTGTGGCCCTTCCTATACAATAAATTCGATTTTGAAGATTTTTCGCCCCGGAAAAACAAAGGAGAGCATCCCGGCCGAAGCCTTGATGCTCTTAGGTTTATCGTATATCGGGGGCCGCAATTTGTAAAGGGTAAAAATGAATTTTTTTCGAAAGAGGGTGATAACAGTGGCTATGCCTGCAAAAAGTGCCAAACTCACATTATTAGACGGCAATAAAAGCCGCTATACGAAAGCAGAATTAGAAAAACGTGTTGAAAATGAAGAGAAAATGAAAATGAGGGCCGATAATATCGAGCCGCCTTCCTGGTTGTCTGCAACTGCTAAAAAGGAATTTAAACGGCTGACCGAGCTTCTTTTAGAAGTGGAATTGATCAATGAGGCCGATATCACACATTTAGCCTTTTATTGTGACGCGTATTCTCAATACATTTCATTTGAAAGGCAAATTAAAAAATATGGGTTGTGGGTTGATGGGAAGCCCAACCCTTTTATTATGCGTAAAAAAGATATGGCAGCGCAACTGCGGGCGTATGGTTCAGATTTAGGCTTGTCGCCGGCAGCTCGTGCAAAATTAGCAATTAACTTAGAGAGCGGGGAAGAAGATGAAGAAGATGACTTCTAAACCCTTGCTTGACATGAGTTACTCGGAGCTTACCAAGTGGTGGGCTGATTATCAAGCGGAACAACAATCATGGGGCGGCATCCTTGTGCAGCCTTATCCTGAATTACTGACAACATGGTACGCAGAACAGCTGATAGATGGATCAATCCCGGCATCAAAGGAAAATATCTTAGCTGCTAAACGACATATGAGAGATTTAGAGCGGCAGGGCACAGATGATTTTCCTTGGATTTTTGATGAAGAGAAAGGGCACCGTCCTATCAGGTTTATTGAAAAGAAATGTAAACCCTCTAAAGGTGATCACGATCAACTTATCATGCAGCCGTGGCAGCATTTTGTCATCGGCTCCATTTTTGGATGGGTTCATAAAGATACAGGAATCCGAAAGTATCGTGAGGCCCTAGATTTTGTTGGCCGGAAAAATGGAAAAACAACGATTATTTCCGGGATTTCTAATTATATGTTGGGCTTTGACGGAGAGCGCGGGGCCAATGTTTACGTATTGGCTAACTCTCAAAAACAATCATCTATCTTGTTCAATGAATCCAAGGCTATGATTGAGAATTCGCCCTATTTAAACAAACGCTTTAAGGCATTGAGAAGTGAAATTCGTTATGAAAATATGAAATGCACAATGCAAGCCATGTCAGCGGAAAAAAATAATAAAGACGGGGAAAACTTGCATTTTGCTGTATTTGATGAAATTCACGAATACATTGATTATTTATTAATCAACGTAATGAAGAAGTCGAGGGGCATGCGGAAGCAGCCATTAATTATTTATATTACGACAGCCGGCTACGTTTTAGATGGGCCATTGATGAATTTTTTTGAGGCGGGGAAAGAATGCCTTGAAAACCTCGAAGATGATTTAGACGAACGGACTTTTTATTATCTTGCGAAGCTGGACAAGCCGGAAGAGGCGGACGATCCGCGGATGTGGATAAAAGCAAACCCAAACATTGGCCTTATGGACTTTGTAAACCTTGTGACAGACTACAAGAAAGATAGGAAGAACCCGCAGGAGCTTGCCGACTGGTTAACAAAGCAATTTAATATTTTCAGTGATGTAGATGAATTGTCATTTGTTGATGTAGCAACGATCAATAAAAACAACAAGGAAATTGACGTTGATATGCTCAAAGGCCGGGAATGTGTCGGCGGTTATGACTTGTCCGAAACTGAGGATTTTACCAGCGCTTGTTTAGAATTTCCGCTTGATAACGGGGAGATATTTTTTCTGACTCATTCATGGATACCGGAGGCCCGATATAACCGGGACAATAATCAGCAGCGGTTGGATGAATGGAGGAAAAAAGGATATCTGACCATTATCCCGGAGGCTGAATACGTCAATTACGAGGTTGTTTTGGATTGGTTTATTGAAAAATCCAAGCTGTACAAGATAAAGAAAATTGGTTACGACAAGGCCAAAGCGTTATTTTTAAACGCGGCCCTTGAAGAACACGGATTCGAAACGGAAAAAGTAATCCAAGGCTTTAAAACGCTTGGCGGCCCAATGCAGAACTTTAAAGAGCTGATGCTAGACGGGAAAGTCATATTTAACAATAACAAGCTTTTCCGTTGGTATCTGAACAATGTAAGAATGGTTAAAGATCGTAACAATAACTGGATGCCTACGAAACAATCCAAGAACCGCAAAATTGACGGGGTGGCCGCAGCATTAACGGCCCATACGTTTGTAATTCCTATGTTAATCAAGCCGAAAAAGTCCGGGAAAGTGAAGTATTATTCCGTTGCCGATTTAAAAAGCATGTAGGGGGGTGAGGCTTTGGGATTAAAGGAGACTTTTAAACGTTTTTTTAACCGGGTTACGTTTCAAAAACCGGTTACGCATCACATGAGTTTCCAAGGTGACTATTTTAGCAGCGCTTCAGATATGAACGAAGCGATATTCAGTGCAGTAAGCCGATTGGGAAATACGTTTGCCAGTCTGCCGTTAAAATTATTTGATGACAATTTTCAGCAGCCATCTGATTGTGACGGCTTTAATTTGCTGAGGGATGGGCCACGATACTTTACCCGATTCGATTTTTTTAGAGATATTGAAACAATTCGGAATCTAAAGGGCAATGCCTTTGTGCAGCTATTCCGCGATATAAACGGACAAATTGTTGATATGGCCCTCGTAAAGCCGGGATGTTGTGAGCCAGTGCTTGATATAACGTCTGGTGAGTTGTATTACGCCGTTTCATCCGTTGATAATGCACCGAATCAACAAACAATGTATGTCCATTATAGTGAAATGCTCCATTTTAAACATGCGCGGTTCGGTCAAGTTATGGGAATGAACCCAATTGACTTGCTAAAGAACACGATTGATTATGATCACGAAGTACGAAAAATATCAATGAATCAATTAAACGGAACAAATGAAGGGCTTATCGTGAGGTTTGACGGAAGCTTAGATGAAAAACAAAAGGAAGCACATATCAAAGCGATAGCGGGATTCTATCGAGATAATGGCGGTTTGCTGGTCGAGGAAAGCGGAATCACAATTACACGGGTTGAGCGTCAAGTTGTAGACCCGAAATTAATTGATATTGATAAAGTGACAAGGTCGCGTGTTGCTATGGTATACAACGTGCCTGAACATTTTTTAGGTGATAATACATCCAGCTTTTCATCATTAGAGCAGCTTAATTTAGAATTTGTGACAAACAATCTGATGCCTACCCTCAAACAATATGAAGAAGAGCTGAACAAAAAGATTTTGACGCCGGATCAAAAGCGAAGAGGCTATCATTTTACTTTTGTTGTCAACTCACTGCTGCGCGGTGATACACAGACCCGACAAAATTACTATCAAGCGGCGGTCAGAAATTCGTGGATGAAAGCAAATGAGGTGCGAATAGAGGAAGGGTTGCCGCCCGATCCTGATGAAAACGCTAATAAGTTATGGATTAGCGGCGACCTGTACCCGATTGAAACGCCGGTGTCTGAACGTAAAGGGGGTGAAAGCAAAAATGAAAAAAAATCAGGCGAACAATAAATATTGGAGTATGAAGACATCCGGTGACAGCAGCGCGGATGTTTTTATTTTTGGCGAAGTGGTCACAAGCGGATATGAATGGGATGAAATAGATACCTCGGCCGCCTCATTTAAGCAGGATTTAGACCTTTTGGGAGATATGAGTGTTTTAAATGTACACATTAATTCGCCCGGTGGCTCTGTATTTGAAGGCGTGGCCATCTGCTCCATGCTCAAACAGCATAAAGCATTCGTTAACGTATATATTGATGGGTTAGCTGCTTCAATCGCAAGTGTCATCGCAATGGCGGGTGACGCTATTTTTATGCCCTCAAACGCTATGATGATGGTTCATAATCCGTGGACAATAGCGATGGGAAACGCAAATGAAATGAGAAAGCAGGCTGATGTCCTTGACAAAATTTCTGAGTCTATGAAAGCGTCCTATCTTGAAAAAGCGGGCGACAAATTGACAAAGGAAACACTGGATTCTTTGATGGATAACGAAACGTGGTTATCTGCTAGTGAAGCCGTTTCTTACGGTCTTGCTGATGAAATTACAGCATCGAACCAAGCAGCAGCTTGCGTTTCCTCTTCATTATTTTCTCGTTATCGAAATGTGCCGCACGCACTCAAAGAACCTGAATCTATAAATGAGAAACAACCAAAATTACTGAATAAGAAATTACAGATTCTTAAAGGAGAGTTTAACCGATGACATACGAAGAACTAAAAAATACTTGGATTAATGCGGGGCAGCAGGTTTCTGATGCACAACACAATTTACAGCTTGCACTTGTTGACGATGAAGTAACCGCGGAGGAAGTCGAGGGCTTAAAGGCGAAGCTACAGGCAGCTCAGGCGAAACGAGACATTGCAAAAGAACAAATGGAAGAAGTCGAAAAAGCGGCGGTTAAACAAGCGAGACAGGCCCCGTCTATTCCTTCCACGGCGACGGATGTAAAAGACCAATTTATAAAGGATTTTAAAGACCTATTGAGCGGCAGACCGAGCGCGGCCGTGACTACCAAACTAGATGAAAATGGGGAAGGTATTGGCTTGACGATCCCACAAGATATTCAAACTGCGGTCAATAAATTAAAACGTCAGTTTGACGCCTTGGAACAATACGTTAATGTGGTGCCGGTGACATCCCTTTCAGGAAGCCGAAACATTGAAAAATTGAGCGATGTAACACCATTTAAAAATATCGACAATGAAAACGACGAAATAAACGAGAATGACGATCCATCAACAAGCATTCTGCGGTACTTAATTCAGCGTTATGCGGGTATTTCAACAATTACCAACACGCTATTAAAAGAGTCGGCGGAACAAATTATTGCGTGGATTACGGATTGGTTGGCGAAAAAATCAACAGCAACGCGGAATGCGAAAATTATCCAAGTATTAAACAGCTTGCCTGATGCACAGAAAAAGACCGTCGCGAATGTGGATGATATCAAAGACGTTATGAACGTGAAACTTGATCCAGCTATCAAATTAACTTCATCTTTTATCACAAATCAAAGCGGCTTTAACGTTTTGGACAAGGTGAAAGATGCATTTGGCCGTTATTTGCTGCAGCCGAACCCGCAGAACCCGACAGAATTAATGTTGTTGAATAAGCCTATCAAGGTTATTTCTGACAAATATTTACCGAACGGTGGAACAGACAAAGCACCTATTTACCCTCTATTTGCAGGAGATTTAAAAGAGGCCGTGGTTTTATTTGACCGGGAGCAGCTTTCTATCATGATGACGAATGTGGGCGCCGGCGCTTTTGAAAAAGATCAAACCAAAATTCGCGCTATTGACCGGTTTGACGTGAAATTGTGGGACGAGGAAGCGGTTGTGTTTGCGAGCTTTAAAGGTATCGCCGACGAAACCCCAGCAACAACAGCAGGGTAAGGAGTGAGATAAATGGCAGTATCTCTGTCCGAGGTAAAAGCGGCGTTAAGGATTGACACTGACTTCGATGACAAATTGTTGGAAAAATATATAGATGCTGCAGCCGACACCCTTATTTCCGCTGTAGGGGATGAGGTGGAAGGCTTTTATGACGATAACCCTATTTTTGACGTGGCGGTTATGAGATTGGTGGATCATTATTATAAAAACCGGTCTGCTACCTCAAACGGCGTAGAGGTGCGTGATATCCCCTTTGGGATTACGCCCTCTATCATACAATTGAAAGGCAAGTATTTACGTCAATTGCAAAAACAAGAAGGAAGGTAAAAAACGGTGCCAATCGCGAAAACAGGCGACTTAAACGAGCGAATTACGTTTAATGTTCAAAAATCAACCAAAATAAACGGGGTGCCGAAAATGGGGCCGGTTGAGGTTGCTACGGTTTGGGCCGCGGTGTGGCGGCAACGCTTAAAAGACCGAATCAATAACCTGGGGGAAGGCATCGCCAACAAAATAACATTTGTTGTCCGTCAAAATCTGCCTTTTAAAATTACAAATGATATGACGATCTCCCATAAAGGAACAGAATACAAAATCGTAGACATTGAACCGGATACCGTTAACTACGAATGGAAAACCATCATTTGTGAGGCGATAACATGAGTGTGGAAATAGATATGTCCGGTTTAGATGCTCAACTCCGTAAAGTGGCTTACCGGACAAAAAGCGGAGGCGTAAAAGCGACATTGGCGGGCGCTATGATCGTCAAAGAAGCTTTAAAGGCAAATACCCCTTACGAGAATGAATCTGACCGGAAATGGAAAGCACAGCGGCAAATTGAGGCTAAAACAGGGGAATCCCATGAGTTTAAACATATGCGTGACGATATCGTTATTTCAAAGCCTGACGATCTGGGCGAGGTAACGGTTGGCTATGGAAAGGATACGGCTTGGCGTTCCCATTTTGTAAATGACGGGACAATTCATCAGCCGCCGCAGCATTTTGCGGAGAAAACCGTGGCAGAAACAAGGGAAACAGTAACGGCAACCATGCAGCGCGTCATTAACACGGAGGTTGCCGGTTTATGAGCTTATTGACTGAAGCTTATGACCTTCTCACTGCTCAGGACAATCCGTTAATGATTAATGAGGATTACGTTTTTATGCATACGGTTCCGGTTGTCCTCCCGGACGGCACGGGTTTAAAAGACGCAAAAAACGCCATTGTGAAAATAAGTCATATTCTCAACAAAAGGGCTAGATACGCAAGTAATTTCAGTCAGGAAATTCAAACGTCTGTACAAATACAAATCTGGTATGAGTATGACGACAGTTTGGCCGAGCAATACGACGACTTACTAAATGATTACTTTGAGTCAAACGGTTTTTATTCTTTCGAAAGTTACATATCCGTTGACCCGGATATTGAAAAGCTGTATTTAACCGCAAAATTCAAAAAAACAAGTATCAGTTAGTCACTGTCAGCCAGTGACTTTTTTCATACAAAAAAACAGGAAAAGGAATGATAATATATGGCGACTGTAGGTTTTGAATCCATTGTTATTACCGTCTTGGATGAAAACGAAAAAGCAACAGATAAAAAATACGTGTTGGACGGAAAGCAAGATAAAAACGGGGTGGTTGAGGCTAATATCACGGGGCTGGCACCGACTAAAACGAAAAACTACGCGTCAAATATGGCGATTGATGTTTCGGCAAAAGGCACCGGAGATGTGAAATGCGAGCTATCTGTTTATAATTTACCGGACGATTGCATGGCGGAAATTACCGGTATGAAAAAAGTAAACGGAATCTATCAGCTTGGAAAGGATACGCAGCCGCCATTTGTGTCTGTGGAATGCTTATCATCTGATATAAACGGAAATAAGCTCCATGTTGGTCTGTTAAAAGGAATGTTCGGTGCGCCGGATGCCGATCTAAAGACAAATGATGCAAACGTACAAACCGCGCAGGATAAAATTTCAGGGGAATTTATCGCTCGATCTTCTGATGGGCTGGTGTATGGTAAAGCAAACGAGGGGGATAAAGATTTTTCATTGGAAGCATGGGAAAAATTTATCCGTCCTTCTGACACGTCAGCAGCATAAAACCATACTTTGCGAGGCTGGAATTTCCGGCCTCTTTTTAATTCAAAAAATGAAACCGAAAAGGAGAAATGAACAATGTTAAGAATCGAGTTACTCAATGAAAAAGGCGAAAAAGTGGTATATGAACAGGATTTTGTATCTGGCCGTAAAGTACGTGAAGCGTTGGCATTGCAGGATGAAATGGATAAAAACGAAAATCTGTCAGAAGCGGAACGTTTAGATAAAATGGTCACGTTCGTCGCCAGTGTTTTCAGCGACAAAAAAGTAACGATGGATTCTATTTATGATGGAACGGATTCACGTAAACTTATGCGAACAATTGTGGGCATTATGGATATCATCATGGGAAACGAGGAAGAGGGCTTAAAGGAAGTGGCACTAAAAGCACAGGGATAACAGCAGCCGAGGCCCGAAGAGACATGAAAAAAATGTATCACAATCTGATTGCGGCCGGATGGTCGTTTCATGATATAGACGAAGCGGATTATTACGGCCTTTTAGATATGCTGTCAGAAGACGCGCATGTGATGACTGGTGAAGAATTCTTCAATTCTATTACGTAAGAAAGGAGGGAGAATATGGCCGAAGGTGTTGTTATTAAGGTTGGTTTGGATGGAACAAAAGTAACGCAAAGTTTAAAAGCCATCAAAAACACAGTTGCGGCATCTACCAGCCAATGGAAGGCTGAGTTTCAGATTTTCAAAAATGCCGGGGATCAATTAGGCATGCTTGGCGCAAAGTATGACGGATTAAGTCGGACGATCAAGATACAAGACGTTCAAGTGAAAAAGCTGACAGAATCATATAATAAGGCCGTTGAAAAGTACGGAAAGAATACTGAAGAGGCAATGCGTTTCGCTAATCAAATCAACAATACAACCCGGAGACAGGCGCTTTACCGTCAAGAATTGAAAGATACTGAGATCGCCATGAATGATCAAAAAAGAGGGACGAGCCTTGTACGGGAAAACCTGTCTTTATTAACGAGGGAAACAACGGCAGCGATCAATAAATTCAAAGCTCAGGGCAAAGCGTTGCGGGCTAATAAAGAAGAATACAAGGGCCTTGGAAGTCAGATTAAAGAACGTAACCAGCTTATTGATAAAGAAAAGCTGAAATTACAGGAATTAATTGAGAAAAAAGGCGCTGACAATTTAGCAACCAAAAAGCAACGCGCAGCCATCTTGGAGCTGGAAGCGGCGCAAGCATCTGCTATTAGCCGGTATAAAACACTCAATCGGCAAGTGGGCAGCTCTTCAAAGCTTAGTTTAGCGTTTCGCGACAATGTCAACAAATTAAGGGACTCTGTGAACCGGGCTAGCGATAAATTAACGAGTGCCGGCCATTCAATGACAACAGCCACATTTGGCATTGGAGGGGCATTTGTTTACGGAACAAAGCAGGCCGTAGAATTTGAACGGAAAATGACAGATATTAAATCTTTGTTGGAATCGGACGGAGAATCTACAAAAGAGGCCGGCGAGATTACAAAGGACATGGAAAAGCAAGCAACGGAACTCTCTGGAAAATACGGTATTTCCGTTCAAAAAATCGGTGATGCATACGAAACTATGATCCGTAAAGGCGATACAGGGCGGCAAGCCATTGCAGCGGTCGAAAAAATGATCAAAGCGTCTACGGCTGCGGGATCTGAATTTAAAGAAACGACCAAAGTTTCTATGAATGTCATGGAGCAGTTTTTTGATAAGTCAAAGTCAGCGGCAAAAACGGCCGAGAACACGACAAGAGTTACAAACGCCATGACTTACGCGGCGGATCATGGGTCTGCTAAATTCACGGAATTAGGTTACTCCATGAACTATGTGGGGGATTATGCTAAATCCGTCGGCTACTCAATGGAAGATATGGCGGCATATCTTGAAGTCATGTCACGGCGTGGTGTGGAAGGTACGTCCGCTGGTACTGGTTTACGTGGCGTTATGGCAAGCCTTGTTAAGCCGTCAAGACAGGCAGCTAATGCAATGCACGACATTGGCCTTAAAACAAGTGACTCACACGGAAACTTATTGAGGCTGTCCGATATTGTGGAGCAATTACGGGAAAAAACAAAAGGAATGGGAACCGAGGAAAAAGGAAACTTGCTTTCCCGCATGTTTGGCCGGACTTCCCTTCCTACCATTACCGCGTTAATGACGGAATCTGGCAAGCATTTAGATGATTTTTCCGCGAAAATCAAGAATGCTGAAAAGACAGATTATGCCGGGACTGTTACCAACCGCATGATGAAATCAGGGAAAAAGCAGCTTGATATTTTCAAGGAAACATCCAAAAACTTTGCCATGGAAGTATCAGCAACCCTGCTGCCGTCCGTGACATCACTTGTAAAGCATCTTAATAAATTACTTGTGAAATTTGAAAATCTTTCACCTGAAACAAAGAAAACAATTGGAACAGTTGCGGCCCTGACAGCAGTATTCGCGCCTCTTGCTATTGGTTTAGGGGCTGTATTTAAAGCTATCAGTATTACAACGTCGGGCCTCATGGGTTTAGGACGGGCTGTATCCTTTGTTGCAAAATCACCTTTTACCTTCTTGAAAAATGCAAGAATGGAAGGAACCAAGACAAACAAAGTCTTAAAAGGGATCGGCAAGGGGTTTAAATGGACTGGAAAACTGGCATGGGGCGGCGTAAAGAAGACTGGTTCAGCCATTAAATTATTTGGCAAGGGAATTGGAAAAGCCTTTAAATGGACGGGTAAGCTTGCTTGGAGCGGTGTAAAGAAAACTGGTGCACTTATTAAGGTGTTTGGAAAAGGAATCGGCAAGGCGTTTATGTGGACGGGCAGGTTGGCGTGGTCAGGTGTCAAGGCAGCGGGCCGGGGGATTAGTGCCTCTGGAAAGGCTATCGGAAAATCATTTAAATGGACAGCGCGTCTTGCTGCTTCCGGTATCAAAAAAACAATTATCGGTATCGGCGTAGCTTCAAAGGCAACAGCAAGAGGCATAAAAACAATGACAAAAGCGTCTTTATCCTTTGCGAAAACAGGGGGTATTTGGGTTGCTCAAAAAGTGAAAATACTTGCAGTGGCAACAGCTCAAAGAGTCGCGGCAGCGTCAACAAAAGCATGGGCGGTCGCTCAAAGAGTATTAAACGTTGCTTTAAAAGCAAATCCAATTGGGCTTGTTATTACGGCTATTGGCCTGCTTGTAGCTGCGGTTATCTATTCGTATAAACACTTTAAGGGATTCCGAAAAGTGGTTGACTCTGTTTGGTCGGGTGTGAAGAAAACTTTTTCTTCATCGGTTAAATACTGCAAAAAGCTTTTTTCCAATTTGTCCAAGCATTTCAGTGATACATGGGGAGATATAAAAGACGAATTTAAGAGTGCAACAAAATTAATCAAAAGTATCTTGAAAACATTTTCCGACTTTTTCCATGGTCGTTGGGATAAACTTTGGGACGATGTAAAATCCATTGTTAAAAATGGTGTGAAGCTTGTCAAATCACAATTTAAAGCCGGATTTAATTTCTTGAATAAAATAACCGGCGGAACACTCGGCAAGATGTGGAAAAAGGTTTCTAAAGTCGGCGGGGATATTATTTCTTTCTTTAAGAAACTGCCCGGAAAAATGGCTGACGGGATTAAAAGCGGAGCTAAAGCGCTTGGAAACGCCGGGATTTTTGTCGGGAACAAACTGATTGATGGCGTAGAAAGCGTGACAAACGGCGTCATTGGCGGTGTAAACTGGGTTCTTAAAAAGGTTGATATGCCAACAATCGACGACGTTAAAATGAAACACATTCCTTACTTCGCAAAAGGAACATGGCAGGGTGATCCGAACGCATTCGCCGGCGGGCTTGCTCATGTTGGGGATGGCGGAAAACATGAACTAATGCGTTTTCCCAATGGAGAAATGGCCTTATCTCCAAACACAGATACCATCGTAAACCTACCGCAAGGCACGTCAATTTTAGGCGGTGATAAAACCGAACAATTGATGAAAAGCGGGGCATTGCCGAAATTTTCAATTGGTACATGGCTTGGTTCTGCAAAAGACTTCATAAAAGGGGGCTGGAACAAACTTAAAGATATTGGATCAAATATCTATGATTATCTTTCCGATCCAATGAAACTATTAAATACGGTTGTTTCTAAATTCGCCGGCTCCGCACTTGGAAAGCTTGGCGGTTCCGTCCTTGATATGGGAAAAGGCATTATTAAAAAGATTATTAGCGGCGTGAAAGACAAACTGACTGATTTTGCATCCGGCGGCGTTGATACTGGCGATGTGAAGGTTTCCGGCTCCCTGAAATCATGGGTCAAAAAAGGAATGAAAATCGCAGGCGTAAGCGGCGCTGCATGGGAAAAAGGTTTAGAGACAATAGCCATACACGAATCCGGCGGCACGGCCGGTTCCCATGTGAACAAATGGGATTCAAACTGGCGTGCAGGTCATCCGTCAGCCGGGCTAATGCAGATGATTGAAACAACGTTTGCATCCCATGCGAAGGCTGGTCATAAACAATGGTTGAACCCAATAGACCAAGTTGCGGCAGCAATCGGATATATTAAATCAAGGTATCACGGGATCGCGAATGTACCGGGCATTAAGGCGCTTGCACACGGCCGTAAATATGTCGGATATGCCACCGGGACAGATCATCATAACGGCGGGCCTGCGGTGTTGGGAGACGGCGGGCAGCGCGAACCATATTTGACACCGCAGGGAAGGTTCGGTGTAAGCCCGAACGTGCCGACTCTTTTCGCGAATCTACCAAAAGGCACAAAAGTATGGCCGTCAATCAAGGCGTTTAAAGAGCAAGTGGGGCATTTTGCAAAAGGCACAAATGAGGTATGGGTTGATGGCTATTACCGTAGCAATGGAACATATGTAAAAGGATATTGGCGGAAAAAATCTCAAAGTCATTCGACTAAATCCGGTTCCTCAAAGAAAACAAAAACAAGAACCATTATTAAGTATGTGACACGGCCAGCAGCCAACAGTAAAACAATGAGTAAGGAAGCGAGCAAACGAAAGGCGGCTGCAGCGGCGAAGAGAAAAGCGGCTGAACTCAGCAAGAAAATATCAGACAGCATTTCAACGATCATTACAGATTACAGGGCCGGAAAAATTTCAGCCAAAACCGAAAGGGCACGACTGGAAGCCATTCAAAAGAATCATAAATTAACCGCGACACAGCGTAACCGTATTGTTGCCGCAATTGGTGCGTCAAGCAAAGCCATTGCAAAGCAAATCAGCTCCTACAATAACGCAATAGGCAGCGCAATTAATAAATTTGACAGCACAATGAAAACAATCAGAACAACATATAACAATGCGGTGGCAGATGCGAAAAAAACGTATCAATCGGCTGTTAATGAAAATAGAAATACGGCTTATACGTCTTTTTCTATGTTTGATAAGGCAGAACAATCGAAAGTGTCCGGGGTGGGCCTGCTGCGGAATCTTAAATCGCAAAATTCTCTCTATAAAAAATTCACATCGAATATAAAGAAATTGCAGCGGCGCGGCGCATCTAAAAAGATGATTAATGAACTGCTGCAGCAAGGGCCTTCCGCAAATGCAGATGTAGAGGCATTATTGAGCTTGTCCGCCAGTGACTGGAAGTCTTACAAAGTGGCTTACTCAGAAAAGGCGAAGACAGCAAATGCTTTGGGTGATCTCACAACCTCATACGGAGATGCGAAAACTGATCTTAACAAGGCCCTAAAAACAGCAAAGGCCAAGTATCAATCAAGCGTGAATGATGCCGTAAATACGTTGGGAAATGCCATGAAATCAGCCAACAAAAAATACAAAAGCACTGGTGTAACACTCAGCGGCCATTTTGTTAGCGGGATTGTAAACGGGTTGAAAAAGAGTCAAAAAGATGTGTCATCTGCAGCCGAGAAAATCGCTCATAACATCGAAAATTCGATCCGAAAGAGATTAGATATTCATTCGCCTTCCCGTGTTGCTGTGCGGCTTATGGGGTTCTTTGGTGATGGTCTTGTAAATGGTCTGACTGGCAGCATCACCAATGTTTCACGGGCGGCCCTTCATGTCTCGGATTCAATAACAAAGAATATTATCCCGATTGATGGAACAGCAGCCGTAGAAAACCTACAGGCGGTAGCAGCGGCCGCAGCCCGAAAAACGCAACAAAGTAATCAAGCGAGCGGCAAAAATGACGAGCTATTAACAAAATTGTTATTGGCCCAGGAAAGAACCAACCAATTGTTAGCTCAACTCTTGATCGGGCAGGGGGCCAATCAAAACAATGGAGCTGCAGACTTAAAAACAATCGCTAACCTGCTTAATGGAATCAATGGCAACGCGTTAGGGTTGAATACATTCATGCAAGGGGGTAAACCGTGAGCATCCTACAAGACTTAATCATAAATAAAAATGGTGTGGAACAGGCATTATCAAAAACGGTTAACATGCGTGGGCTGCAGTTTTTGGATATGACCGTTTCGGCCCCATCCATTACACCGTCCTATCTTACAAATCCCGGCCTTGATGGTCAAATTGAGTCGGGATCGGCCGTATACGGAGCCAGAACAGTAAGTGTTAACTTCTTATTCAAAGGGAAAGATTTACATGACTTTGAATTGGGCTGCCGGGCTATTCATGCTTTCCTTTTCAGTCGGGAGGCTTTCTATATAAGGAGTACGCTTATGCCTGCCATGCGTTACAAAGTAAGAGCGAAGCCGTACGAAACCACACGCCTTAGCTTAACAGATATGACGTTTACCGTGGAATTTGACTTGCCTTCCGGTTTCCGGGAGGCTTTTCAAACAACGCAGGAAGCGGACTTTTCAAACGATGCTGCAGCGTGGCCTATTGGAATGAATATACCTTTAGATCAACCATTATTTTATACATTTAAGACGAATTCGTTTTCTGTTTACAATGCCTCGGAAATTGTCATAAATCCGTTGAAACACCATTTGTTAGATATCATATTGACTTGCACTGGCACGCCGACCATTACGAATAAGACAACCGGCGATGTTTTTAAGCTCAATAAAAAAATGGCTGCCTCTGACACACTTTTATTAAACGGGTGTTATCCGTTTTTAAACGGCAACAGATGCGGACGGGACACAAATCACGGTGTCATTACATTGGCCGAGGGATGGAATGATTTTGTGCTCACAGGATGCGAAAACCCGGTAATCTCATTTAATACGAGATTCCTGTATTTATAGGTGAAGCCATGAAAATCCTTATTGTTAAAAATCCAGAATACGAAGAGATTGTAATGGACTTTACAGACTTTGAGCGCAGCATAGAAAGCAACCTGACAAACTGGCAAATTTCATTTAATATCACTCAGACAAACACCAATGCGTTTGTTTTTAATTTGCTGCAAAGCGACCAAGCTTCTTTACTGTTTGAGGGGCAAGAATATGTCATACAACAAATCAATCCTGTATTAAGCGGAAATACGCAAACAATTTCTGTTACGGCCACACATATTTATTATGACGTACAGAAAAAAATTAGATTGGAAGACACCATAGATTCGGATTATGAGGACGACAGCCGGCCAAAACATACGCTTGAAGAATACTTGTCCTATCTGTTTAAGGGAAATACCTACGGGTACAGCTACGAAATTAAAGGAGCTTTTACGGCCCGTAAATTAATAACCGAGTTTGGTAAATCAGATGCGGTTTCCTTAATCAATACCTTAATTGATACTTTTCAGTGTTATGTGATGGCGGATAATAAGAAGATCATTTTTATGGACGAAGCCCATTTTAAAACTGTCACAGAAGAACAATTCAGATGGCTGTACAACACTGATGACATTAATTTATCACTGGATAAAACAAATCTACGGACAAAATGTTGGGTGTATCCGTATAAGGATGCCCACGACAACTATTTTTTCGAACCGTATGTTTATACGTCCGCCAATGCTGCAAGATTCGGTGACTCATTCGCGGAGCCGTTGGATTTAACAGGCGATACGGACGCAACAACAAAAAAATACACGGACGCGGAGGCTGCAAAACATTTACAGGATGTTCCAGAAACGACATTCACGCTGAATTATTACGGCTCCCGTCTGCCGGCAATAGGGGAAGTGTGGATGGCTATCATTGAGCCAATGGGCTTGGATGTAGACGTTTCAATCGTTGGGGTAAAAGATTACCCTTTCGATGATACAAAACCCGCAGAATTGACGTTTAGCAACGCAAGAAAGGATATGCTCTCTATTCAACAGCAAATATCCAAGAAAGCCACGACAGCATATAATAAATCCCACTTTGCAACGGAGTTAATCAGCAGCGTTCAAAAAGTGGCTGTCAACGCATGGGATGCGAGAGTAGTCATTGAAAAGGTGGGTGAGGTTAATGACTGATATTGTTATCTTAAAAGATTCTAAAAATAACCCGTTTTATCCTAAAACGCATACGTCGGCGGTAGCCGGTTTAGATGATAAGCTGTCCGATTACGATAATAGAATGATAAATGTCGAGTTAAGTAATTTAGTGGTTAACCCGCTGAAATGGAAGGGCGGCAACGCTTCAGCATTCGGCCGGAAACAGTATTCTGATATTTATCATGATGCCAGCAAATTAAATCTGAACACATTGACAATACCATTGCAAATAGCGGCCGCCGACGCGTCTGATTCTAACCCTGTTATTACCGACTACTCATATAACGAAGCATGGGAGGCCATACCGAAAGCCAAACGAGACGGATACAGGGTTATTTTAGAGCCGTACCCGTACATAGCAAACGGAACGGTCGCGGAAACAGACTGGATACCGACCGATATTGAACAATGGTTTTCTGTTTGGGGCAGGCATTTAAAAAACCTTGCTGCCACATGTGAAGAGAACGGCGTTGACGGGCTTTACATCGCTTCTAACTTAGTTCATATGGAAAGCTTCACTGACAAATGGAAATCGTTAATTTCCGATGTTCGTACGGTTTATACAGGAAAAATTCTCTATCGTACAAATTATTGGGTCACAGCTTCATGGGCACCCGATTATGTGGCAGCCTATGAAAATAAACTAAATAACGCTCTTTTTGGATTGGTTGATATCATAGCAATAGCGGCCTATTTTGAGCTGACTGATAATAAAAACCCTTCCGTTGACGAGCTTATAGATGCAATTTACAACGTGCCTTTATACGGCCGCGGTCAAAACATTTTTGAAGAAATACAGGCTTTCTACGACAAGTGGAAGAAGCCTGTTTTTTTTGGTGAATTAGGGATACCGCCCTATTCAAATTCGCCGGAGCAGCCGCATAATGCTTTCGGTGATCTTGGAGAATACAACGAGTCCATTCAGTCTAATTGGTTTGAAGCGTGGGTAAGGGTTTTTCAAACACAAGAATGGTGGCTCGGTTATTCCATTTATACGATTACAGATGAAAAATCAGTGTACAACGTAATGGGCCGTAAAGCAGAGACGGTTATTCGTGGCCAATCATTGGGCGGACAACAATTCAGCATGAGCGAAGTGATCAAACAGCTCAACGATTTAAAAAAACAGATAGCTGAATTACAAAATAAGTGAGTAAAGAAAGGATGAAATCATGATCAATTTAAATAAGGATTTACCCACCAGCTTAGATCGAGATTTTCGTGAGGCCCTCAATACAAATTTTGAGAAAATCGAACAGGCTATCAATAACCCTTCCGCGCAGCTATCGCCAGAGGAAATTGGCGAGAAGATCAAAGAAAATAATGACGAAATGTATAGAGAAATCAGGGCCATCATTACACCCGACATGTCACCTTTAGAGGTTACGGAGCAAGTGGAACAGGCGAAAATAGACAGTAAAAACATCAAACATGCCACGTTGTCGGAACGGATCGCGGCAGAAACAGAATACTCACAAAATAGTAATGAGTTAAATCAGCTTCTAAATATCACCGACAGCGGCCATATCAGTGTTGATTTTATTAAGAAAAGCAATCTGCTCAATGCAAAGAAAATCGCTATTTTGGGGGATAGTGTAGCCCACGGGCTGCGCGCCCAATACAACTTTGGCGATATCTTGAAAGAAAGGACAGGTGCCGAGGTCATAAATCTTTCTGTCAGCGGCGTTAACATGAGCAATAACGGAAACAACAATATCTATCAGCAGGCTCTTAAAACATCCGGGAACGATGTTGTCATTGTACAGGGAACGGATGATGACTGGTGTAACAGCATTGATATAGGAACAGACGAAAAGGATATTACGAAATTCTACGGCGGTTTTTATCAAGTCATTCAACAGCTCCGCATGAGAAATAAAGGCTGTAAGATCATCGTCATGACTGCCACACGACAAGCGAAGGTTTCAAACGGAAAGATTGTCCGACGGGATACCGATAAAAACAAATTAGGACTGACATTGGCCGACTATGTGGATGCTCAAAAGGAAGCTTGTACGCTGCTTTCTGTTCCGTATGCTGACATGTTTTATACGGATTTAATTGATCCTTACAACCCTGCTTTCAGAAAAATGTGTATGTCAGAAGGACTGCACCCGAACGAGATCGGGCATCAAATTATTTTCCAAGAAATTTGCCGCAATTATTTTTACTACTACGGATAAGGGAGTGCTTAAAACATGGCAAATCAAGATTTAGTTTTTGATATTAGCAAGGCGCATTTAGAACAAATTAACCAGCAACTTATCATTGGAAGAGTGGGGGATGGCGGTTTAAAAGCGGTGACGGTATCAGTCATGTCAAACGGTACGCCTTATGATCTAACGGGGAAAACCGTCTCTTTTGAAGGGCTGAAGCCTGACGGCACGCATATTATTGATGCAAACGGCGGTATTGTCCTCAATGAACAGGGCGGCATTTTTCGTTATGTGTTTCCATATCAAGCATTTGCAGCGATGGGGGAATATGAACAGGCATTCTTTAAAGTGAGCCGAGGCAGTCAGACAGACACCACATTAGAGTTTAAAATCAAAGTGCTTGAGAACAAAGTGGAAATGGGTATCAATTCAGTCTCTTTTATTTCTGATTTTGAAAATTTGAAGGCGCAGCTCAAACAAGCCTATGACGACTTTTTAGAACAAATTAAATCAGACCAGGATGCAACACAAAATATCATAGAGAGCACTAAAACAACGATCCAATCATTGCAAGAGCAATTAAACACGCTTAACACTAAAATTAAAAACAGTGATATTGTCACTTCCGGCCAATATGAAAATGATATGAGAACTCTCAATGATCAAATTAGTCAATTCAACAGCGCGGTTGATAATTTGGGAAAAAGCGTGTCCGCTGATCTTGGAGAAATGAAACAAAAGATTGATACAGCTATCGTTAACAAAATGGATACAACGCCCGTCGTTTTAGCAGACATTCATGACATTATCAGTACCGGTGTGTATTGGTATAATTCCACAACTCAAAACCTGCCGCCTAAATTGAATGGCGACAATGCAAATGGATTTATTTTTGCAGTTTTCAGTGATCAGGATAATGGTTTAGTGACTTTGCAGGGATCTGATTGGCATATTGAAAAATATCAGGGAGCCTATCGTAATTGGGTGTCAAAATCACCAGTTCTATTGTTTTCAGGCAGCGCAAAAGCGGGGGACACTATTAAACTGGCTGCCGATATTTCTAATTTCAGCTATTTCCTTTTTGAAGTCCATTTCAAAACGGATTATTACCATGTTTCGACGCAGCGGCCTGTCCCGGTTAATACGGTTTTTTATATCAACAATGCCGGCCTAAAAAGCAATGGGAAAGGCATGTATCAAGATGAAATCAGATTGAAGTACACGGACGGAAAGACATTAGTCGTGACAGAATGCCTTTCACTGGATACTGAAAAAATGGAAATCAGCAACCCGGACATTTATATTTCAAGCATTAAGGGGGTCTTTTAATTGCAGATTGTCCTAAATGAAAATAATGAAGTCGTTGCCTATGCTTTGGTCGGGGAGCTTGATAAAGCGGTTGAGGTATCGGATGAATTTGCAACGGCTGATTTTATTTCAAATCCGTTCCGCTACAAATTATCTGAAGGCGCGCTGATTGTGAACCCGGATTATCAAAATCCTGTCATTGATGATTCGAATACACCCGGCCCATTAGAGCAGGCCCAGCAGCAAATTGTTTCCCTTGTTCAGCAGCACATCACCGACAGCCAAGTCATTAAGCAAATGCAAGAACAAATTATCCAATTAGCTAAAACAGTCATGACATTACAGAAGGGGGAAGAGTAACTCATGAATTTTCCAACGTATGCAGACGCACAGGTTTATTATCAATGGGGCTTTGATATTTCATTTTGTGTGGAAGGCGGGGCCATTACACCGGATCAATATAAAGAGATTACCGGGAAGGATTACGGAGAAGAAACAAAGGGAACGGCAGGCGATGCCACACCCTCGGCCGGGCCTTCTGAGTCAACTGGCAGCACTACTGAAAGTGAACAAGTAAAGAAAGATGAAACGGCACCTGTAGGCGAATAGGTGTTTTTATTTTGCCGGAAAGGAGAAACAAACAATGGAAATGGACATCATGCAATATTTGATGACTCAGGGGCCGTTTGCGGTGTTATTTTGCTCCCTGCTGTATTATGTCATGAAAACGAGCAGAGAGCGGGAGGCAAAGCTCTACGGGCAAATTGATTCACAAAATGAGCTTTTAGCAAGGTTCAGTGATAAATATGAAATTGTCATTGATAAGCTGGATGAAATTCAAATGAAAATTGAAAAATAGGAGGATTCTTTATGTTGAATATGAGAGACAGGGGTACGGTCATTCGGACTGTGCTTCTTTTTATTGCATTAATTAACCAAACAATGTTGATGTTTGGAAAGTCACCGCTAGAGATTACAGACAGTCAGGTCACTCAACTTGTGAATGGGTTGTATACCGTCGGATCGGCGGCTTTTACAATTGGCACAACGTTAACAGCGTGGTTTAAAAATAACTACGTGACAGATAAAGGCCATAAACAGAAAGCCATTCTGAAACACCACAAACTCATTAAATAAGGGGTTGCCGTTCGGCAGCCTCTTTTTATATTTGAAAAAGATAGGGGAGATTTTTATGTCATCATTCAGAAACCAATATATTGATATTAACAAATGGACGCGGCCGGGAATTAAAAACAACGGCGTGAGAAAACTGACGGTACACTACACAGCAAATCCTGGGGCAACCGCAGCCAACCATTATACCTTCTTCGGAAGAACGCTTCCAGAGACAAACAGAACGCGACCGCTGAGTAAACAAGAGTTTGCATCTGCTCATATCTTTGTTGATCGGACAGATGCCATTTGCATTATTCCATTGAATGAAGTGGCTTACCATGCGAATGATGTGCAGCAGATTGTTAACGGGCAGCCTTACCGGGGTGTCGCGGCATTAAAACCGAATGCGAATTTCTTATCTGTAGGCGTGGAGCTGTGCATTGAAAAAAACGGCACTTTTCACCCGGATACAGTCGCCCGTGCGGAACAAGTTTGTGCCGAGCTGTGCAAGATGTTTAAACTTGATCCGATTAATGATATTGTTCGGCACTATGATATTACGCATAAAATTTGCCCTGCGCCGTGGGTGAGCAATCCGCAGGGGTTTACTGGTTTTAAGAGCCGCGTTAAAAAACGAATGGCCGGGACGGTTGTAACGGGGTCTGTAGTATCAAATCCAGCCGTTACCCATACAGACACAGGAAGATTTATTAAAAACACTGTGGTGGCAAAGGATGGGCTTGTTTTGCGTACACAACGGAGCGCCGCCTCTTCTATGGTGCTTACCCTGCCGAACGGCACGATTGTAAAATATCAGCTTGGTTCAACTGTGAACGGATGGGGCTATGTTGAGTACACCAATTCCAAAGGCCAAACGTTTCATGGGTATGTCAATGTCTCCTATATCAAGAGTGACAATGAGCTGAAAAGCAGCGGCCAAAAGAAATCGTCATCGTCAAAGCCAAAAACAACCGAGAAATCAAAATTCAGCCTGCCTAACGGGGTGTTTAAAGTCACAAGCCCGTTAACAAAAGGGGAGGCTGTAAAACAGATTCAGACGGCGCTGGCAGCTCTTTATTACTATCCTGACAAAGGGGCACCCAACAACGGAATCGACGGCTATTACGGACCGAAGACAGCAAATGCAGTCAAACGGTTCCAGTCCATGTATGGATTGACTGCGGACGGTATTTACGGACCGAAAACGAAAGCGAAGGTCGAAGCGCTTTTAAAATAAAAGAAGTGCCCCTTTTAAAGGGGCACTCTCATTTTTATTGCAGGGTCTATCCCCTGTTTTTCAGTAAACTGATTATCTCGTTGTTTTGATCAATTTTCTTAAAAGAATTTTTCCTCATAGTGACCAGATACGATATTGCCCACCAAACGACACCTACAATTGCCAGCAAGAAAACATAAGGAATAATGGTCGTGATTACAGTCAGAAAAAAGTCCACTAATTCTTCCTCCTTTTTTATAAATCACTTACACCAGCCAATAAACCTATAAGGGCCAATATTATTGTAATAGCTAAGAAAGCCCAGACTAATGCGCCAAATGGACTGTTAAGCCCCATTCTTTCTCTCCATTGATTCTTGTTTTGGCTGTCCGCTTTAATCTTCCCAAGCTGTATACACAGTATGACATTCAAGAAAACGGATATTACGAGAGCTGTCACTACATACAGGTTCAAAACCATCAACCTTTCTTTTTCAGCCTTCCCTTAAGTACAATATACTCTGTTAGAGAATACAAGAGTCAATATTCATATTTTTCTTTAGTTACATTTTATAGGAATTATTGTATTTTTATGGTTATGTATGTTAGTATGGTTTTGTTTCAAAAAAAGTTTGATAGGAGGAGTAGCATGAAAAAGTTTGTGACAGTTGTTATTGCCACGGTTTTAGCGCTCTTATTGTCAACACCATTTGAACAAACATCAAAGGCTGAGGAATTGCCTCAGCAGTCTTATTTACCTGAGAAGGAATTCGCATTTGATATGGATGTAACTGATCCGCAAGAACAAAAGGTTTTCGATGATAATGGAAATTATGTCGGTACGATGGGGATTATTCCCGAAAAGACTGAGGATGGATTTGAAACGATGGGCACAACCCCAGTCCCGGTAGGTACAACGACATTTAAAATCTACTGGAATACTGGCGTGGTAAACTTGAGCTACCGCATAAAGGTTAACCGCCCGAAACCGAAAAAGGTAATTTCGTATAGTAAAATCACAAAAGCATGGGACGAGTGGCATTTTGTAACACCGCCATTTACTGTGCAAGATGATGTACTGAAAATCACGAATGCCCAAGAAAAATCTAAGTCCCCAGCCACTGCCAGATATAGATTGAAATATGGAATTCTTGGACAAGGATCGATTCACTATGATCTGAAATCAAAAGTAAGCAAACATTATTTATATACGTCAGTTTCTAGTTTTGGATAA